CCACCGTTTTCTTTTAGGTCGATAAAGTTTGGGTCAATAGCATAAAGATGCTTGTAGTCGCCAAGAGTGAATGTCTCAGCAACTCTCAAACGACCGAAAGCATCAGTAGCAGTCGCACCAGTTCCAGCAGTAAGATTACCGAAGTTATCGGCAATCATGACTACCTCAAAGTTTGTTTTTTCCTGTGGTAGGAAATCTTCGTAGTGTTTGCTATACTGTGCCATCAGATTGAATACGCGACTTTGGCTGCTTTAAATGCCGCGCCTCCTTCTAGTGTGTCTGATGGTTCTTTTTCTACATAAGCAACTTCGTTTGCTGCCATCGTAAAACTACCAATCGTAGCGCCAGCAGAATCTTTACGAGTTACTACCGCTGCTGTGCTGGTATTAATAACTCTAACAACAGTTGCTGAATCAACATTAGTAGCTGAGGTGAGCGTTGTTTCCGCCGCCAATACTTTAATGAGCATTGTATTATTCCGTTTATTTTCTATTTATTCTTGGCAGCATCTTTAATCATCTTTTGAAGATCTGCCGTTGTGCCAATAAACATTGTATTATTGACAGTAGTTGGTGTTGACTTCTTATCTTCCTTGTTTAGATTCTTCATCTTGTGCTGAAGATCGATCAACTTGTCAGACATGTCTGCAACCTGCTTCATAGCGTTCACAGCAACCTCATATGCTCTAGGGTGCCCTGACTCCTGAGCAACCTCTAAAGCGCCTTGCACCGCCTCCTGCCCCTGTGATATGAGGGTGTATAACTGCCCTCTGGTATATTCATAATCTTTGTTAGCATCAACGCTAATCTCACTGTTCGCTTGAGTAATCATTTCAGTCGTTTGTTCAATGGGTGCTATGTCAAAGATCTCTTCCATGTTGTCTTCAAATGTGCTCATAGTAATGTAATCCCCTCGTTAAATCCAAAGTCATCATCTGGCATGAGTAGTGCATCATCTGTTGCATCTACATCACTATCTCCATCCTGATCTGTGAGAGCTCTTGGTGTTACATCATAACGAACTGCTCTTCTGTGCTCCTGATAATCACCAAGAGTTTCAAAGACGGTTGCCTTACGAATGATCTGGGCATCTGTAACTGGCCCATACATGTAGGTTTTTAATGTAAATGACAGTGTGTAGATGATTGCTCTTCTACGCATCATATCATCTTCATAATCATCCTCGTAACTGATGTTGTTGAGAATGATTGGAAGATCTTTTTTCTCATCCATCTCTGGAATGAGATTGACGGTTACGTTGAAAGATGGTTGAAAGAATGGTAGAATCTGCTCTAGAATCTGCAGAGCATCATCTTGGTTCTTTGAAAGAATACCTAGTTCAAACTCAAGGTTATATGGAACTGGCATATACTGAACCGTTACAGTATCAGCACCATCCTTCTTCATATACTTTTGAATGGGAGAAGTCTTTCTCGAAGGATCGTAACTAATACCAGTCATCTCAAAAGAGATACGAGGCATTGTGATACTAACCTTACGCTCAGTGCTTGGGTCTTGATCTAGGCGAGCAAGGAACTTACTCTTGGGGCCATATGCAAGTGCCACTTTTTCCTGGCGAATGACTGCATTAGTATCTGGATCTCTCTTTTCAATCTGAATATTATTGAAAATAGTTCCGAATGCCTTTACATTCTTTTTAATGATTTCGTGATAAAAATGATTTCCTAACATTAGAAGCTACCTGTTATATTGCCATATTCACCGAATGGATTGCCCTCAGTAAAGTCAAGGATATCATCGGCTTTATCTTCCATGACTAGATTCTGTGCATTATCATAGTTGTCAATATCAAAGTCAATCGTGGAGAATGTATCCACAATCCATGTAGCACCACTGTCTTGCCCTTCTAGAGCAACGTTTGGTTTTAATACACCATTTATATATGTCAATCTTAGTTTGCGTGTAGCAGGATCCCAATCAGCAACGGTAGCAGTTGTAGTAACAGAAACACCATCAACTGTGTATGTCTGCTCTACAATCTCGCCAGGAGTGAATACACCCGTTCCACCAGTCTTCATGTATACTGGGAAGACATGAGACTCTTGTGTGAGATCATCAATAAGAGGATCTCCAGTATTGAAGTAGTTGTCTGCGTTCTCGATGAGTTCACAAGTCAAAGCAAAAATATAGTTTTTACCTAACTGATAGAAAGGAACTTCTCTTTCGACAAACTTAATCTCATAAAGATTGTTTGTCATAGGAACATAAAGAAGGTCTCCTTCATTCGGTCTATTAGGAACTCTTGTATCAATCTCTGTTTCTACATAGTTGATCCATCTTCTTTTGGATACAGCATATGTAATCTCATCAGATAATCTGAGACCAAACTTAGACATCGCCACAGCACCAGAACCACCAAATCCTTCCACATTAATCAGCATCATTTCAATCATTACTTTGTCTTCAAACTTTGAAAGAATCACATCATTCAAAGTTTTATCGATCAACATTGTTTTTGGAACATAATAAACATCTTGCCCGAACAGTTTAATCTGTTCATCTACAAGATCTTGAACCAGTGTTTGTTCTGCTGTGTTCCCACCATACTGGGGAAAGTATTGACTCTTTGCCATTAGCCGATTACATCAAGTGGTGGTAGTTCGTAATCTGAGATCATCTTCTCTTCAATCTCAGCAAGCTCTCTAAGTGCATCCTCATAGATCTGACGCCCGTTTAACTGAACACCACCAGGGAGTTGAACATTATTGAACTTGATTAGGTTCTGACCCCACTGACGCTTGAATAACGCCGTAGTATAACGCTTGAGCCAGAAGTCGTTCCAGATCTTTGTGAGGTTGGTTGGGTCAAGTGCTCTGTAGCAATCGATGATAAGAATCTTATCCTTGGTTAACATTCCAGGATCGTAGTCAATATAAAGTTTACCGTTACGCTTGGTAAATCTATACTGAATCAATGAACCAGTATTTAGAACCATATCGAGCGTTTCGATATACTGCTTCACCATATAGTAGTTTAAAATATCAATAGATCCAAAAGCGTAAAGATCATTGAGGAAGATTTGATATTCAATACCAAACAAGTCACCACGAATGCTACTTGAAGTAACACCGAAGATTCTTTCTACGCCAATAATATAATCTGGTAATGCTAAGAAGTTGCCTCTTTCCGTCCAGGTGTCACCATTCGACGCAGTATGAGTAATGTTGTTAGACTTGAAACGAGTTACTTCATCTGCTGTTAGTGTGTGCTTGAGATACATTCTCTCAGCACCGTCGAAATGACGCTCTTGGAAGAACTGCAGAGCTTCATCGATACGGTCTTCTAACTGTTGATCATCTACGTTGATTTCTAAAACTGGTTTGCCTAACTGGCGGAGGCAGTGTTGCTTTAACTCCTCCCTAGTTGCTGGCTTTGATGCTGACATGTAAAGCCCTATAAAAAATCCCTACATGTATTTAGCATGTAGGGATATTGGTGCCTATTTATATCACTCAGCAGATGCTTCTTCTGCTGGTGCTTCTTCTTCAGTAGGAGGATTTAGAAGATCGAGTGTCTCTAATCCACCTTGGAGTTTGAGACGATATTCTTTTGCTTTTGCTAGTTCTTCTTCTAGTTTAGCGATTTGACCTTCAACATTGCTTAGTTGAGTTGTGAAATTTTCTTTCAGTTGTGATGTATCCATGGTTACCTCAATTCGGTTTACTTAAAATAGAAATATAAAGACCGTTCCACCAGCTGGAAGAATCTTCGTATTTTGTAGTGAGCAATTGACGCTCGTATAGTTTATTTAGATTACTTTCTGAAATAAAATCTTGGGCGGATTTTACTACATTATCAAAATTTGCATCATCAATAATCAAAACAAATGTTTCATCAAACATTGGCAATAATTTTTTTAGAATTTGTTTTTGTGTGTGATAATCGTGAGAACCATCATAAAATATAATATTTGGATGTTTAAATAAAATATCTTTATGTTCTAATAGTTCTATTTTTTTATCAATTAATTTATAATTCCCTTTAAATTTTTTACTGTTGTTTATAAATTCATTTTTTGCATTTCCATAACCTTTCCACGAAATATCCAATC